TGAGGAATGGGATAACCCCTGTATGCTGAACTTCTCCTCCTCTGATCTTACTGTTGATTCCACGAATGCGACCTGCATTGATACCTATACCAGCCCTCTGTGAGACATACCTGCCAATAGCCATATCGCTGCTAAAGATACTATCGAGGGTGTCATCAACATCAACCAGAACACAAGATGCAAATTGACGAAGTGGTGTTCGCACTCCTGCCATGATTGGTGTTGGGATGTTGATTCGGTGTCTTGAGATTGCGTCATAATACCTCTTGACGTATGAAAGTCTGATTTCTTTGGGATATTCCGCAAATATTGTAAGTGCAATCATTATGTACATAAACTGTGGTGTCTCATATACTCCACCACTACTGCGATCTTGTACCAAATACTTATCAACTACCTGACGCAATCCAGCATAAGTAAACAGATAATCACGATCATGACGAATAAAGGAATTAACAGTTTCAATTTCCTCTTCTGAATACTTAGTGTAAATGTCACTATCATATACTTCTGCCGAAACACAATCCATAATATGTTGATTCAGATGTGGAAGTTCCTGCATCTTTCCGTAAAGTTGCTTACGAACGGAAAATAAAAGTAATCTTGCGGCAACATATTGATAGTTTGGATGTTCTAGGTCGATCAAATCACTTGCACTGCGAATCAAAATTTCTTGAATTTCGGCAGTGGTGATTCCATCATAAAATTGAATACCAGATTGTATTTCAACTTGTGATGCAGAAACTCCAGCAAGATTTTTACATGCTTCTTCGACCATTAAATGCATTTTGTCGAGATCAATTTGCTCAACATTTCCACCACGTTTCTTAACCTTAATTCCGTTACTCATATTTTTTTCCAAGTAGTAAATTTTAGTTTTGCTTCTAAACCAGAATATGTATTTGATTCTACTATACTCTGCACATCAAGTCCAGAAAGTATTAATTCATTGATATCCTTTTCATTAATACCTGAAGGCCAGATGACAACTTTTTGTCCCATTTCGATAACTCTGGAAATTCTTGATAGGATTTCTGAATTACGTGGTTCGTTATCGTATATCCAGACACAATCATCAATACCCCACTTACCAATATCACCATCAGCTCCGCAAAGAGCAATCGAGTTTGAAATAAATGTTGAATCAAAGGGACCTTCGGTGATGTAAACCGTTTGATCTTTTTGTATCTCATCAAGACCGTATATTTTGGGGGCATTATCATAAAGCATCACAGTAATGTATTTAACCTTGTTTGGACCGATTGCTCTTCCCTGAAATCCCACAAAAGATTTCTGATAGAATATCGGAATTATAATTCTAGGTTCATCATACTTTATACTCTTAAATGTTTGTTTAAGAGAATTGGTCCATTCCTTAAATTTTTCAGCATAATAAAATTTATCTGGATTCAGTTTTCTGTTCCGTAAATATCCAGATGCACTTGGATTTTCAGATGCCTTAGGCAAATCAAGTTTTTGTTTAAACTTGGGTACCTTAAATTCAAATTTGGGTTCTTCTACTGTAAAATTCTTACCAGTATGCCCTTCTTTAAATTTATCAAAAGAATATTGCTTATGAATTTCTAAATCAAGTTGTTTTAGAAAATTATTAAACGATATATTTATACCGCAGTTATGACACTTGAAGTTTGTATTATTTTTAACTTGATAAAAATATCCTCGTGCCTTACTTTTGTTTTTTTGAGAATCTCCACATAAACAACAACGAAAATTGTAAAGATTACTCTTCACTCTTTTAAATTGTTGAAGGCGAGAAGATATCAAATTGATGTATTTAACATCAACATAATCCATAATAAGGTATCAATTAGATCTTATTATTCTATCAGACTATTTCAATTTGTCAATACAGAAACTGGTGATTATTCCCGTCCATTTAATGACAGAATTTGTAAGTTTTTGAAGAGAGTAGAGTGTCGGTTTCTTTTTAGTTTTCATTGAACTGAAATAATACCAACACTTTTTATTTATTTTGTACGACTCTGTTCTATACGATGATGATCTTCCATTCCACTTGGAGTAAACCAACCAGATGCCAAACTTGCGAAAAGTGCTACTAATACGGTTAGAACTGCTCCGGTACCAACAGTCACCCATTTGATTTTTGAGATTTCACCAACTTGTTCTTCCAAATCATCAATTCTATCTGATGTCTTTTTATGCTCTTTTTGATTTTCTTCTTTAAGGTTATCAATCATTTTTAAAATTAAGTCATCAGTTCTTTGACCATATTCAATCTTTTCATCGTGAACTGCGAGCATTTTAATTACATTTGTATTAACTTCACTCAATTTTTGAATTGCATCATCAAGTTTGTTGACTATATTTGCAAAGTCAGCAAACTTTTGTTCTAATACGGCAACTTTTACGATTTCTTCTGACATTGTTTTAGTATAAAGTATAATTTTGGATGAAGATCACCTTGCAAATATAAATCGTTATAATTATTTATCTTTTGGTTTCATCCACCTTTTACGTTGTCCTGGTGGCAACTTTATTTGAGGTAATTTCGTCCTCCTGGTCATACAACCACTCATTGTAGGATCAAATCCTGCTACCGGTCCTTTTGGATCTGCACTACCACTAAATCCAGGAGCACTATAAGTACTTCCTGTAGTCATTTCTTCTCGGATAATACTAATAATCCAATCAAGTTTATTCTTTTCCATTGTAAATTTTGTATAGATGGGAAAGGCAGTTGACATCAACTTCAATATCGTGAATTGAAGATTTAGGATACTCTGGAAATCTTCCAAGAAATATAACAAAACTTTTTATTGAAGACCAAAGATCTTTTTCTATTTTAAAAAAGAGCATAGGTGTAGTTGCTTCACCGAATACATTGTAAAGAATGATAAAATGGTTCAGAAGAAGGTGAGTTTTTAGATCACCATTATTCTTATACCTCTTCAAAAGTCTTTTAATATATTTGAAATGATTCAAATCCTTATCAAAATCTTCTCTAGTTACTGCTTGAGGATTTTCATAATGTTTAATTGCAAATAAAAGAAAATTATCCTCATTCAATTCATTAAAAATCATTTAATATCAGGCAACAGTAAGTGTAGTGGTTCCAATACCAACTGATCCGGTAGTTCCTGCACCACCAACGTTACGAAGAATATCTGAAGTAAAGGTTTTGACTACTGCAGCACCACCAGAGAAGTCTGTAATAGTACCAACGACTCCAGATCCAATTGCAATACTAAAAATCGTTCCAACACCAGAACTTCCAGATGTAAAGGCAAATGCTACACGGTTTGAAATTTGACCATTGAAGTTATTATAAACAATGGCACCACCACCATTATCATTGGTATAATTTACAACTCCACTATTTGCTGAAGTTGATGTTGCAGTTGCAACAACTGATGCACCTGTAGATCTGGTGAGAAGAACCGTAGCACCTGCACTACAATACACATTTTCATTCCAAACTACGTGAACATATGCAGTTTGTCCGTTATTTCTAATTTTATCCGTTGCACCAGCACCAATAGAAATTCTAGAATTTTGATTTGGGTCTTCAAAGAAAACTGCAACAGGAGTTGCATTTCCAAGACCAGTTGCTCCAGTATCTGATGCAGATCCTGCGGTATTCAGCCCGGCAACAGGAACTAGAACTTCATCGTAATAGGTTGTTGATAGACCTGATTGTTCTGAAGTGCCATACTTTCTATAAACCCACCCACGCATATCTGCAAAGCAATTCCAAGTAGTATTGTTTCTATCATTCTCGGAAAGATGTTTAGGAATAGCGTAGTTATTTGCTGCGGTTTCTGTTGTTGTGGAAATTCCCCAGATTGCCATTCTTTTTACCTATAATTTGTTAATCTAAGAAGTATTTATAAAAAATGAGACCTCGTTAATTAGAGGTCCCATTATTTTTTGAAAGAACTATTAAAATATTTCGTATAAACTGATAGACAGTATTTGCCTTGATTTTTTTATTTTGTCCAATATATTCAGAAAGGGAAAACATTAATCCTAAGATTAATGTCAATCCCCAATTTGCCAATAAACAACTAATCACTTACAGTTCTTCAGAAGAGCAACTCTTACCGTAGAGGCAATTACATTATCAATGTCGTTGTCGGTTGTTGCGACATAACGATCAATCAAATCCACAACCAGTTTCTTTACCTGGCAGGAATTCATAAACTGAATCAATAGTGGTTTTAACAGATTTACTACATTAGCCATTTTGAGAGTCCTATTACAACAATATTATTTAGCAATTTTACCAAAATTTAACTATTGTTCACTCACCCCAATCTTTATCAGTTGTTCTTACACGAGATCCACCACCACCAGAAAGACTATTAGTATCAGTTCTTTCTATTCGGGGCAACTTTGGTTTCTTAGTGAGTAAGAGAAACTCCCTTATTTAACATTTGAATCTTTTTCAATTCAATTTGTTTTTGAAGGGAGACTTCTTGTTTATTTTTTGCTGCCAAAGCGGGGTCTGGTTTTTCTTGCTGAGTAGAAGTCGGTTCAGTATTAGTTACTTCCTCTGCAACTTTTTTTGCTTGTTTAGTGGCAGTTGCATACATTACTTTTTTTGCTCGGTCACCATATCTTTTCCTAAATCCAGGAAGATTTTTCTTCATAGATTTTACAATTTCTTCCTTTTTTTTAGTCTCAGCGGCAGTCAGTATTTTTTCATCAAGTTGAACTTCCTCTCTTCTTAGAACCTTTTTACCAACTTCATATGCTGTTTTTACACCAGAACCGAATTCTTTTGCAACTCCACCAAACTTATGTGCTGCTTTTGATGCTGTCTTACCAGTTTCTTTTGCAAGATCTGAGGCAGTTGAAGTTGCTGCGTTATGTCTCTGCATTCCCTTTTCAAATGCTTGTTTTGCAGCAGAAGTTGCTTGTTGATGTCTTTCCATCCCACTTAGAACAGCACCAGCAACTCTATCTAAAATACCTTTTTTCTTTGGTTGTTGTTTTTTAGCACTTGCAACTGCAGATTGTCTTTGAAGTGCTGCTTTCATTCCAGATGGTTGTGCCGCAGATGCTTCCGCTTCTTTTCTTGCTGTTTTTAATTTACGAAGTCTTTCTAAAGATTTGCCAGTTGGTTTTCCTGACTTAAACGGTTGTCCCTTAGCAGTAACAGGTTCTATTCTTACTCCACCTGCTCTCGCTTCAGTAATAACTTCATTGTTGATATCAAAAACAAAACTTGCAAATTCATCAATCCCAAGTTCTTCGATAAGGATATCTACACCATATTCATTCAATCCCTGTTCATAAAAATATTGAGCGGCAGTTACAGAACTTTCATAGATAAATTCTTCATCAAGTTCTACCATTTCCAAAAGAGTACCACCAAGTTCTTCTACTACCTCTGTAATTGATGGATTGATTTTAATCGTATTCTTTACAGATTTTTCCAAAATCTTTTTATTATTATCTTGATGATCTACAACATCAATAACTTCACGAAGGTCATCTCTCCAATTTGAATATCCTCCTTTTACTTTCTTCTTTGAGATTGCCTTACTAACCACTTTGCGACGATTGTGAAGATACTTATCAGTTTTGGTATTACTTTTACCATCATTATCAATATCATCATCTTCTTGCCCTACTGGGTCTAGTGCTTCTTTTACACCAAATTTATTTCTAATCACAGCAACCATATCTCTATGTGCTTTGGTTTTTTTCATATCTTCAATTGCTTTTTCATTATTTGTACGACGTCTCTTCATATCAGGTTCAAGATAAGAATCTTTTTCTTCATCAACGGCAACCTGCTCCAAATAAATTTTTGTAATATCGTTAAGAATATTCATTGACATTTTAATAAGTGCCTATTTTTTTGTCTTACACTTATTTATAAATTCTTTGATGCGACTATAACCTTTATATGGTTTTGCTCCAGGTTGTAGATTTGTTTTATCACCACTATCAAATCCGGGAGTCATATCTGCAACATACTTAAAGTAACCAGAAGTTCCGACAAGAGTATTTGGTTTTCCTGGAAGTCTTTGCTTTCTGCTCATTTTTGTTTCTGTATATTCCATTACATCCTTTATCCAGGACTTAAACATATAGTCCTGTTCGGTAACACAAATCAAATGATTGGTGCCTCTACGAGTAATTTTACCAACCAGACCAGTATTTAAGTTCTCTACAATATCTCCAATTTTAAAAATATTACCCTTCACATAGTTCTCACGTAAAGTTTTCTGGTCATACTTAGGAGCAATCTGCCATAACTCAACGACTTCCTTTTTCTTTTTGAGATTCATTCCTTGACGGACTGCATCAAAAAGTGCTTGAGTGTCTCCATCATCAAGTGTCTTTGGTGTTCCTCTACGAAAAGTCTTAAAATCATCATCTACAACTGCCTTTCTCATTTTAGATGCAGACATTCCCTCTACTCCAGAAGAATCAGCATCTCTTGTTCCAGCAGAAATCACATCAATCAAATCAAAGTTATAAAGGTTACCATTATACTTATTCGCAAGATTCTCAAACTCTGCCTGACGATCAGAACCAACAACAATATTTACATTTGTATATCCATCTTCATTTGCATTAATAAGAACATCAAAAATTGTTTTCATATCAGAATCGTTAATAATATTTTCCTCAAAATCGGGAAATATTTTTTTCATAAAAGAAACCTTCATATCAGGGTCAAGTGGATTCTTTTTAGGGTCTTGTGTTCTTGATGGATAAATCTTAAGATCTCCACCTGTAGATGCTATTTTTGCTGCACTTAAAAGTTTTTGATGACCTACTGTTGGTGGATTAAAACGACCAAAGACAATAGTCAGAACAGGACCATCTTCTTCTGGTTGTTCTAGTGATGATTGTTGTAGTTTCTCTGGTGGTTGAGGAGTGGGTTGTGCCTGTACTCTTGGGGTTCCTTGTATTTGAGATTTCGGTGATACCTTTCTTTCCCCTGTTGGTTCTTCGGCACCTTTTGGAGTTCTTCTACCAGTAAACTTAAGTTTTCCCTTTTCAGTTCTTGCTACAATTTTACCGGAACGATCAATCCATCCGCCGTGACCGTCTCCAGTATATCCAAGTTTTTTCGCTTGCATTGCTGCTTGCGATTGAGTTGCCTCAGATAGAAATTGGAAAAAACTTTTCATATTATGTTTTGATATACTTTTATTTAGTTTTCACTTTGCAGTTCCTTTTTAGTCGCATCAATTATTTCTCTTCTATCAGCATCCTTCAACTCCTTCTGTCTTTTAGAATCTACATAAGACATAGATTTCTCTTTGAATCTTTGCATTTGATATTCTTGTCTTCGTCTTAACTCTTTACGACGTTGTTCTATGTCCTCAGAGAACTGATGATAGGTTTTCATTTCCATCCACTTTAATTTACGTATTTTCGATCAATGAAGTCCATATTTTTTGATGTCTGCTTGTGCATCATCTCTTGCTTGAAGTTCTTTACCTTTTCTATATTGACTTCCAGATCCACCTGCTCTATTTTTTCTTGCTTGTGATGTCGAATGCTTACGCCATTCGGGAGTATCCATAGTATTGGCAAGACTACGAAGAGTAGTTGCTTTATCACCACCAAGTCTTTGTGCCTGTCGTTCAATTTTTCCACGATTCATTCTTTCGAATCCTTCAACAATACTTCCTCTCCATTCTTCACTCATATTCACCATAATACTTTCTGCTGCTTCATAAGTATCAGCATATCCTTCATTAATTAGATACTCAAGGATTACATCGTAAAGGTCATAGTCTTCACCAAGTCTAGATGCAACACTTCCAGCGCCAGAAGCAACCCTACGCGCTGTCTTACCAACAAGACTCTTAGCACTTCTACCAAGTCCAGTAGCAAGATTTCTTGCGCTCTGTTTTGTTCTATTAACAACATCAGATGCTGTGTCTCTTGCAGAACGACCAGCTGCATATCCAGAAACTGCTGCAGATGCTGCTTTTTGTTTTACGCTTCCAACAGCAGACTTAAGTTTTCCTTTAACTCTTGATGCAATATCCGAAACAACTTTAGATCTCAAACTTCTTCTTTTTGCAGGATCTTTTGACCTTGCTGCCAGTCCTGGAGCAGGATGAAGTCCTCTTTTGTCAGCATATGCAGCAACTTGTTTATCTACAGAATGGAATTTAGCTGATCTTCCGGCAGATTTTGCTGCTTTACTAATAGACCCTGCAGTTGATTTCAATCTATCAATCGCACCCTTTACTGCACCCTTTACTCTAGAAACAGTTGCTGCTCTAGAAGCAGATCTTTCAGCACTTTTTTTAGTTGCGTTTGCTGATTTTGCATAGTCTACTGCACCCTTTGACCCAGCAGGTGCATAGGGATTTAATTCTAAAAGAACCCCCTCAAGAAGATCTTCTACTTCACCAAAATCATATCCTTCATCAAGCATCTCATCTATTGTTTCATCAACAATTTCAGCAATTTCTTCATCTGAAAGATTTTCAACTCCAGAAAAATCATCAGACATTTCTTCCAATTCATCTCTGAGATCTTCATCATAAACCGCAGTATATGCTTCGTACAAACCTCTAAGTTCTTTGGGATCCATTTTAATCAATAACTTTTCAATTATTTATAAAAAAAAAAAATCCCCACAAAAGAGGGGAGTAATTGTTTTACAAATCTCCTTCAACACGATTTTCCGATTTATATACAGAGAAAGATCCTTCAGGATATCTTGCAGATAGTTTTTGATAGTTGATTTCCATCAATTCTTCAAAGGTAGTATCAAGAGCAATACAAAGTTGAGACATATACCATAAAATATCTCCTGCCTCTTTTTTCATATGAAGAACATTATCTTCATTATATGGTTTTCCCTGTAAAAATATTTTTTTAATTATTTCTGCGAGTTCTCCCGCCTCAGCACTTACACCAAATGCGGCAGTCATAAGTCTTGAGACATCAGCATCATATGTTACTTCAAGTTCAGTCATACGAGCAAGAAGTTGTGTAAAGTCACTACTTGCTGGACTTGTGGTTTGGCGTACAAATTCAATGTACTTATCTGAATCAATAACTTTTTTGTCAGTCATATTAGAACTTAAATCCCTCAAATGATTTTTTAGGTTTTCTCTCTTCATTATTATAATCTTCTTCTTTACCAGAGTCAAGTATATCATTCTGAGCATCTTGCTCCACATTATAAAGTCTCATTTTTGCTCTATCAATTCCAACCACAAATCTCTTATTGACTGATACATCATTATCTCGATTTTTAATTTGCTTAAACATCACCTGATTTAATTGATCCAATTCATCAGTTCTTATCATACCAATCATAGTGTCGGCAGTCGCAGGGAGTCCAAAACTATTTTTTGTTAGTACCCCATTACAATAAAATAGATTATCACCAGAAACACCAATATCAATAGTTTCCTTTATTCCACAGTATTCTATCGAAACTATCTCATCATTATAATCAATATCTTTATCAGTTAAAAGATTTTTTTCCTCCTTTTCAGTTTCCAACTTAATTAGCAAATCAGTTAACTGGAATAAATCTAAATTGCTAAATCCAGATTGAATTAATTTATTTGCCTTATAAAAGCATTTTTCTTCAAGAGCATTCATTTATTATTAAACCTTTTAAATAATTTATTTTTTCTATTAGATTATCATCATTCCAAACATAGAATAACACATATCCACGAGAAATGGCAAGTTTTTCTTTCAATTCTTGATATTGTAAAATCTTATCATAATCACCAATACCTTTCCATTCTTCCCTTTTTCTAGGATGCCAAAATAAATTATTATATTCTATAATTATTTTTTTACTTTTGATGACAAAATCATAAAAATAACTTCTATCATTATCAAAATCAGTCAAAACAAATTCCTTATTTCCAGATATTCCCCAAACTATATCAGTTTTACATATTCCGCTTTTTCGTATTTTTTTATATAGTTTTACCAAAAATCTTAATGATTCTTTAGATACGTAAGTGGTTACCGTTTTTGTTCCATACCTTTCAATGAGAGTTTTTACTCTTCTATCAGTACCTCTATAAAATATTTTTTTCCCTTCTTCCTCACCATACTTATTTACATATCTGCTCAAAGTATTGGAACATTTATCCAAATAAGGTTTTCGTAATTTTTCAATTTCATTATCATCAACAAAACCAATATTTTTCCAGTATTCCTTACAAATTGGGTTCTGTATTTTATAATTAAAGGTTTTTTTGTGTCTTTTTTTAGAGTTATTTGATTGCATTTTGGATATTTTTTCTTTTGCCTGAATTTCAGTAAACCCCCTTTCTAACCAATATTCAATTGTTAAATTACTTTTAACTACTGGTTTTGGTCTATTTTTCAATTTATCCTCATATATGCGAAGTTGGTCTTCACCATATCTAATCTTTATTTTTTTCTTTACACTCCTCTCCTTTTTATATTCCATATATTTTTTTTCTATTTCATCCTTATATAAAAGAGATAAATCACATAATAAACTAATAGTCCTCCTTTTAGAACTATTTGGAGATTCATTCATAGAATCAAGATATTTTTTAACATAACTTGTATTTTCATTAAAAAAATCATAGTTAAAATAATGAGAAAACTTTTTATTTCTTTTTAACCAGTCTAATTTATTTTCATAATTGTTATATTTTTTCATATCCTTACGTATAAAGTCTATTGTATATCTTTAGTATTTATATACCTACAACAATAGACTTTATAGTTATGTGTTTGTATTGAGATAATCACCAATTTCTAATCCAGAATTAAAAGATTTTCTGCCATTATTAGTGGGAAAAATATGATCTTTACTTACGATAATACTTTTTCTATTTTTTGTAACTATTTTTATACATTCCTTTTCTTTCTTATGGTGTACCATCATTACAGTTTTATAGATGTCTTGAGATTTAATTTGATCACCAACAGATACTTCTGAGATTTTTTTAGTATGACCATCCCTCATTTGAATAGTCTCATCGACAAATATACATTCCGAAGTATCAGACATATCCGGATCAGAACTATTATAACCACTACGATTAAGTTGAGTTGCAGTCCATAATGGAAAATTATGTTCTACTGCCAATCCACGAAGTTCTTCGGCAATAGATTTAACAATCGTATATGAGTTCGCAGAATAATTTTTACTATAACGACTGGATGTACATATATTCAAATAATCTACAAATAACACATCAGGAACAAAAGATTTCTTTAATGAAAGTTCACTTAGCAAAGTCCTAAAGTGCCCTGAGTGAGCAGATGAAGTTGGATATTCTTTAATAATCAATCCTCCCATTGTTTTATCCATTAAAGATTTTACTTTATTTTCGAACATTGATTTAGGAAGATCGGATATATCTTTAATATTAACATTCAATAAATTAGCATCTATTCTTTGAGCAATTTTTTCTTCAGACATCTCAAGGGTGATATAAAGTACATTCTTTCCTTGAAGTAAAAACGATGATGCTAAATGAGTAAGTGTTAAACTTTTACCCACATTTGGTCCAGCAAGTATCACATTCAAAGTTTTCTTTGATGTTCCACCTCCAGTAATTTTATTAAAATACTCTAAATCAAAAGGTAATTTTTCCTCCTTTCGGTTGTAAAAATCAAATCGTTTTTCAAAATCATTTAGATAATCGTGACCAATATTATTATCAAAACCAACTGACAAGGCTTCTTGAAGAATAGTTGGAATTGCATCCCTATTTTTCTTTTCGTCTTTACCATCAGCAATATGAATTGATTCCATAAGTGCAAGATAAATTGCACGATCTCGGCACCATTTTTCTGCAGTATCAACTAACCAGTCAAACTCCACAGGAACATTATCAAGGCACTCAATCAAATGTACAATCTGCTTGAAGGAATCTTCATTTATATCCTTACGTTTTTCAACTTCAATAGAAAGAATTTCCTTTGTTGCAAGTTGATTGTATTTTTGAACGAAGTTTAGAATCTCTTCAAATACAACTTTTTGACTTGCATCCTCAAAATATTCTGCCTTAATAAAAGGAAGGACTTTTCTTGTAAACTGTTCATTATGTAAAAAGTTTCTTAAAATCAAAAACTCAATTTTATCCATCACTTACTTTATGCTGTGGGTTACTTGGAGAATGTAAAATATCAAATACAAATGTGATTCTGACTTCATCTGCGATATTAACTGTTCCGTGTGGTAATTTATTATTGAACCAAATGAGTGCTCCCGGATCTACAATTATAGATTCATTTCCAACAAAATACTGATATCTTCCAGAAATACTAAGATGATATCTGTCTCTTGTGAGATAATAGGTTCCTTCATCAATATGAGCACCTACAATTTCATCAATTGGGAGTGATAAGAATCCACAACGTTGCAATTCTTTGTTACCAAAGTTTTTATGAATAATCTTTCTGATTTCACTGTGATGTTCATATGCAGGAGTCTTAATATTAATTTCAGAATCGCCGACAAAATCTTCTTTACTTTTAACTCCACCCATTATAAGTTGAAGAGCACTGACTGGCAAATCATCAAATCCACGATCAAGAAGAGATTGAACATCTTTGATATTTTTTTGATGATCCCAGTCTTGAGGATTTTTTTGAGTTGTTGAATAACTTTTTTTACATTAATTTGAGTATCAATAACTTTAATACATTTACCCATAACTAAATTCTTGTTTTGCTATTTCATCAAGTGTCTGCATTATTTCTGGAGTAAAATACTTCTCTGGATTTTTTAATATTTCCTTTCCATAAAGTTTCTTACCATCAATTTCATAACGACCTGCTACATTCTTCCAAAGACCCCCAATCTCTCCAAGTTCTAGAAGTCCATAATATCTATCCAATCCACGTTCATCATAAAATAATCTCACATCAACTTTTTGATTTTCTTTACTAAATCTAGATTTGTGTGTTTTTGCACCAATCACATTTCCAACAACTTCTGTACCTTCCTTTTCTTTCGTTT